TAACTTTAGCGGTATATGAGTGTACATCAAACCCAGTAGATACTTCTTCAATTGCTACCTCATCTTGTGATAAATAAGCGGCAGCACGAAACTCTAGCTGCGCAAAGTCAGCCTCAAGAATCTTGCCACCTTTCCATCGTGACACAAATACTTTCTTTACAGGGAACGTGCCGCCACGAGGCATGTTCTGCATATTAGGATCAGCACCAGAGAAGCGACCAGTAGCAGTGCGATGCTGAAGCAATCTCACATGCAGCTTACCGTCCTGTTTGGTGTGCGTTTGAATACCGTCTACAAAAGACGACAAGTATGTATCTAATGCAGACAAACGCTGTAAGTCAGTAAGGAACTGTTCAGCTTCATGAAAGCCACTCTTCTTAGCAGAGTTAGCTAGTATGTCTAACATCTTTTTGCTAGTGCTAAACCCATGCGCACTAACCCACTTCGCACTAGGTGCTTTAAATTTTAAGCCAGCAATAGATTGTGTAGGCGTAAAACGATAGCCTATACCACCACACTCTTTGCAGGTAGGAAGCTTCGCATAAGGCGTACCATCTTTTTTTATCTTCTTTTGTTTGCCTGTCCCATAACAAGCAAAACACTGTCCAGCTTTAGTCTTGTAGACAATAGCTGAATGAGCATTTACGGTATTCATAAAGTCATCCTTAGACATATATGGCGTAAACAAATTAGCCCACAAAGCCTTATCATCTGGCTTTCTGCTGTAGATAACCCACGACATTTGTTCAGGGCTATTAAGGTTGATAGGTGTATCTCCCATCAGTTCTGTTACCTGTTGTTTCAGACGTTTTTCAATCTGTGCCTTTTCTTCCTCAAACTCTTTACGTACACTTTTTAATACAGACAGATTAACTTTAAATCCGCGCTGATAAATGCGAGACAAGCACACAGCAACCTGATTGGTTAGTGTGACTGTGTTCATCAAACCTGCATCTTCTAGTGTATTAAGACGATAGATTAATTTATCCGCAAGCTGTTGTGTAGCATGAAGGTCAGCGGATAGGTACTCACTCAACTCCTTGTGCGGTATGTCTCGCACACTGTAGCCCTTTTTTAGATATTCTTTTAATGTGTCTTGCTTCTTTGTGTCCAACTCGTAACGCTCTGCACACGCTTCAAGAGATAGAGGTTTTTTGATACCGCGCTGTAGTACATATTCCCCAAGCATTGTGTCAAAAATAGGGCCATCATATTTAAATCCTGATTCCCAGAGCCACAGCAAGTCGTGTGCTGCATTGTGGCATATAAGTACAGTAGCATCGTCAAGCATGGCTTGCAGTTTACGGAAGCACCAATAATCATATCCCTGTTCTGACGTGCAGACTTCGGGGTGGTCAAACGTAAACAAATTCTCTTCACCTTTGTCGGTCAGACAACCAACCATAACCAATGTATTCTCTGGCTCAAACGGATCAAAGTGCAATTTTCCGTCACGATCAGTGACAGTATTTTCTACATCAAGTGTTAATTTCATGCTTCATACCTTCCTGTTTCGTAGTTAAACTCACATACTATACGACCATGCCATCCTGTCAACTTATTTTTTGCTAAGACTAAGTGTCTAAACCCGTCATCTTCTGCAACTTCTGAATCCCCACTGTTGTTGTTTGTCTGTGGGCTTTTAGCAATCAAGATCATCAGGTCAGCTTCTGCTGCCTTACCTGTACGTGACCCTTCCATCATAGACTGATTCAAGTTGACACGTCCTTCTGCTTCAGCGTTTAGCTGTGACATATAGAAGATAGCACAACCATACTCCTTTGCAATCTGACGAGCATAAATAGCGTTAGCTTTAAGTGCTTCATCAGGGCGGGAGAATCCACCAAAATGTGCAAACTTATCTCCCATATCCAACACAAGAATATCAGGCTTATAGGATTTACATACAGATTCTACCCAAGCCATATCTCTACCTGTGCTGTCATATAACATAATGTTTTGCTTTACAGAGTCATACAATGTATGAGCCTTGTGTGGATTCTCTTTTACTTCTTTCAATGTCATGCCTGTAGCAGTACTAAGATATCTAGCACCTACACGATGGCTGCTCTCTTCATTACACAGGACAATGCACTTAGCACCTTGCCTTGCAAATCCGCTAGGGCCAGCAAGAAGACTGGCGTGAAAAGATGTCTTACCTGTGTTTGGCCTTGCACCTACCTCAATTAAGTGACCACCATTAACACCTTCAACCTTGCGTACTAGTGTAGGTATATTGAATGTCCATTGTGATTCAAGATCGTTACGCTGGATAAGTGATTCTATAGAAAGATCGTCCCAATCCACATTAAGGTTTGGGATAAAATCATCAGTATAATTATCCAGAATGTCTCGAAGGGGTTGTAGAGAGGAAATAGTACCGTTAACGTAGTCAAAACCAAGATTAGCAATATCTTCCCCAACCACTTGTTGAAATAGCTTAGATAACACATCACCCGCGATGTCTTTTCCAAGAGGCTGCTCCCTTTTAATCTTCTGAAACAAGTCTGAAAACGCAGCTTTCTGCGCCGTAGTCAGCGTAGTATTGCTTGACATAAAGACTGCTTCAATCTCATCAGGGCTGACTGTTCTGTTGTACTTGTCCATAGCAGTGTCAATAGACTGCTTAATCTTTCGTACATCTTTACTGAACAGCCTATCTGGACAACGTGACCCCCTGTGGTCATCGTAAAACGATTTGTCCATTAAACTTCTAACTAGTGATAATTCCATTTAGCTTCTCCATATCTCCGGGGTTACGATATTTAAGATCATCTGTTAAACGTAAGACACGAACATCATTAACATGCCCACGTAATTCTTTTGCAATCTGCAAATTCTTTGTTAGCGCATCGGGGTCTAACGCTATAACAGCTGTTGAGAACTGTGTGAGATACCCTTTATGCCCTTCCTGTAGAGATGTTCCAAGAAGAGCAACCCCGACAAAGGATTTTAAGCTACCAACCACGGCTGCACTCACACAGTCCTCAACAACTACGGCGACATTACCATAACCAGATACGTATGGCAAGTCACTTTTTCCATATCTTTTCCATTTAGGTAATCTATTACCTATAGACCTACCTGTAGCATCTACTATAACTCCATTATGAGATATAGGAAACACAACACGGTCTTCTTTTACATCATACATAACACCAATATCATCTGGCTCTAGTTCATACTTGTAACAGAACTGCAACACGGTTCGTTTATTTCTATGAGGAATAATGTAATTAGGTAGTACAAACTCTGTATCTATCTCTACACTCCTACTGTTTCTTTGTTTAATATCATCTACAGATAAACGAACACGCTTCTGCCCAGACACACTACAGGAAAGTCTGTAACAATTCCATAATAGTGTTCCTTTACTATTAGTCACAGTAAATGTCCTTTCTCCACAGTTAGGACATTTCATTCTTTTTGTTTCTCCATCATATAAATGTATATCACTTATATGTTTATATATATTATCTATCATACACTCTCCTTGTGGCACTTTCATGTGCTTGTAACATGCTTTTTACGGGCTGTCAATGCATTTTCTGCACTTGTATAGGTATTTTTCATGTATGGTTTAACTGAACTGGGATTAGCGTGTCCCGTAACAGCCATGATCTGACCCATAGGTACACCAGCCTCTACCATTTCAGTAGTCCCTGTACGCCTCAAATCTGCGATTCTAAGGCTGTTAGGCAATCCAGCTAGGGTTATAGCATCCCGTGCGTGTCGGGACAGCCTGTCAAGCTTGTAGGGCGAATAAGAGCCATTTCTAGGTATAGGATAGGGTGCAACATATTCTTGAAAGTCAAAATCAGCTTTTTGCTGACATAACATTTCATACAAGCTGTCCTCAAGGGGAAGATGTACCAATGCCCCACGCTTTGACTGCTCTAAGTTTAGTACTCTATTATCAAAGTCTATTGTGTCAAACCTTAGAGTGCGCATATCCCCTATGCGTTGACATAACTCATAGGACATCTGTGCTATAAGACCAAGACTACGATATTGAAAGTCTGAATAACAGGTGTCCAGAAACTTACTTATTTGTTCTCGTGTCCATACCACTTTACGAGGCTTGGTTGCCCTGCGCTTAAATGTCGCAAATGGATTTGTCTCAACATATCCCATCTCCATACCAAATGAATACATCTTACGTGCGACAGCGCAGACGTGATTCGCCATCTGTACCCCACGGGTTAGCCATTGTTCATATGCTTGTCTAGCCTTTGCTCCTGTCATGTATTTTACATTAGTAGTTGACAAACTTTTTTTCTCCACAATTGTGTCTAAAACTACGTTCATAAAATAGCTATAATCTACTTGAGATTTATAACTTAAGCTTCTGTAATCATTAGACAAAAAGTATTTGTCCGACAAATCTTTTAGTGTTATTTTTGCCATAGTGTACTCCTTTCCTGCCACCTGCAGCCATCCCCCATGACCGTAGGAAATAAAATTTTTTGGAAGAGAAGCACGTGGCCTCTCTCCCATGTTTGTTGATTAAGCTGCAATCAGGTTCTGAAACGGCTTGCTTTCGATCCATCCAGCTACTTTGTTTTCACGATCAAACATCGTCACAGCTGCAGTATCTTTGCCGGTCTTGCGTAACTCAAAACCATTACGCTGATCTGCATAGGTGGCATAGTTAGTAAAGGCAGAGTACAAAGCCCAGACGTTATGGCCTCTGGTCTTAGCTTCTTCAGCGTATAGACCAAGCATTTTATCACCAGTGCGTTCTGAACCCATCAAGACATGCAGCATGTCACGCACGTTGATGTAGTCCAGCGGCTTATTTGCCCATGCTTGCAGTTCTTCTGTGCGAGCATAGAAATCTTGCTTTGACCTGCGCAGTTCCCGAACAAACATCGACATGTTAAAGTTAGACGTGTTCTTTTTACGCAGTGTATCCAGCTTGCCGCGAATCTGACCATTGGTACAAAAGAAATCAATCGCACCAAAGATTGCAATATTTGAGCAGCTACCATCAATACCATGCAGAGCAATGATACGTTCAGCGACAACTGTTTCATGCCGTGATGTGGTGATAGTCGCGGTTACATTGGGCAGAGTAATGTCCATCATAGCCCAAGCACCTTTGCGGGCAGTTTTCCATTTTACCTGCGCACCTTCTAGTTCTGCAGAGGATTTATTCTCTACAATAGTGTCTTGAACACCTTTAAAGAACACGGGGTGGCTTGCGCATTGGAATGTGTCGCCTACGATACCAAGATACTCATCTGTCTCAGCATTAACAACGTACTTTTTATCTTCCATTTTAGTAGGCTCAAAAGATACATCAAAGTCGATATGGCTGGGAATTACGTCAAACATGAATTTTCTCCTTTCTTAATTACAACTGACAGTTTCTTATATAGTAGTTTAGAATAGAATGTCAACTACTAGGATACCAAAAAAGATTACAAGCCCAATCAAAATATCCATTAGTATGACCAATCCTTTGATTCAACAGTTCTAGACATCAAGTGGCGTTTCAGCACAAAAAAAGCATTGTCCATTTCACAGATATCAGAAAAACTAGGGCTGCAAAGTTCACCATATGATGTGCGTATCTCTACCCAAGCTTTTGCTAAACGAAGAAGGGAATCTCGCTGTTCAGGTGTCATAGCTTTCCACGTTGCTTCTGCTTGTTCTGTTGTTATTTCCCATTGTGATTTCTCTTTTTTCTTTGTCATGTCTATTCTCCTTTCATCCATTGTGGCATCTCACGGCCTTTGTTATAACGTGCAAACTTTGACTTGTCAACAACATAGAACGCACGATAAGCCATGATAGGCCAACGCTCATCTGTCTTGAGGTCATCGTGACCGCTAAAGCATTGCGGGTGTGGTGTAAGCCCTACAGCACCTTCACCTGTCTTGTTAGGTATGTGTTTGATGCCGTGATACAACGCAGCTTTGTGTTTACCTGCACCATGTTCTTTGCCATAGCGATGTGTATATTCACGCAGCATAGCATCATACAATGTGTAAGCAAACTGGTAGTTAGCTTGTGTTTCCATAGCCCACAATGTGCATGGGTGTTTCTGATGCACAGGCTTGTACAAACCTTTAGCTTCTGCGTAGTCAGGTGCATGATGCCACAGGCTAGTGCATAGCATCTGCGCTTCTTCTAACGGCATCTTGACAATGTGTTGGTCACATAGCTGCTTGGCTATGGCATCGGGGTGATGGTCAATTAGAAATCTATTCATTATATTTCTCCTTTCGTGGATAATATACCTCTACCATGCTGTCGCATTTAGGGCAAGACAGTATTGTTACCATGCTAAACTCGTCACCTCGTGCATCATCGTACTCATCTAGGTCATGGTCATTGCCCCAGATTAACTTGGTGTTACAGTGCCAACAGTTCATGTGTCAATCTCCTTA